TGACGATCTCCTTAAATCCATAAGAGAAGAAGGTAAGGGTGGAAAGATCGTCCCTGCAAAATTTCTTGGTGAGGATAGATACGAGAAATATAAAGAGGAACTTACTGCACAAGGATCCATTGGTGGAGAGCAACTTACACCAGAAGAGAGAAAGGAAGGATTTAAAAAGAGAAATGATAAGATAGGATTTGAGGAGTTTGTCAATAAAGTATTAGCAAAGAAAAAATCTGCAACTGCAGAACCATCTGGCGGTAGTGGATTACCAGGTAAAGGTGCCATTGTAAAAGCACCTGGTGGTGCAATGCAGAAGTTTATACAATCACCTACAAATGAGAGCACCGATAAAATTGTAGATGAGATTAATCAGAAACTTGATGACCTCATCGCTATAATTAGAGAGGATCAAAAGTTAGAAGAGAAATCAATAGAGAAAGAGAGAATATCTGCAGAGAGAGATAAGAGAAGTAAAGCAGAGAATAAACTAGAAGCAGGATTCACAGTATTAAGAAAGTCTGCAGAGAAGATATTAAAACCAGTCAAAGGTATCTTTGATAGAATATTTGATTTCATTAAGAAGATAATATTTGGTAATGTCTTAATGAAGATTATCGATTGGTTTGCTGATGAAGAAAACCAAGGAAAAATAAAAACTATATTCAGATTCATTGAAGACTTCTGGCCTGCTCTTACTGCTGCGGTTCTTTTATTTGGAACTAGTTTTGGTGGTATCGTTAGAGGTTTGATAGGAACTGTCATCAAATTAACTGGGGGACTTTTGAAAGTTGTTCCTAAGTTCTTAAAGTTCTTTGCTACTCCTTTAGGTGCAGCACTTGGTTTGGGTGCTGCTGTTGTAGGTGGTGCTGCTGCTGGACTAATCTCTCAAGCAACAACAAAATCAAATGACCCAGAGGCAGAGGAAGGACAAACTCAGTTAGATGATACCCTAGACTTTGGTGGCACAACTGGCGCACCAATCTCTGCTGATATGTTAGGATTTAACAAAGGTGGAATTGTTCCGGGCGGTGGTCCAAACAGAGACACTGTTCCTGCGATGCTGTCTCCAGGTGAGTTTGTAATGAGCAGAGGTGCTGTTCAAAGATATGGAACATCAACACTTGAGGCTATGAACTCTACAGGTGGAGGAACGAATGCACCTGTAATTAATCAGTCTTTCGTAACTTATGCTCAGGGTGGTGGAATGATGCCTTATAGCACGGTGAATAATGTCAACAAGTCAAAACTTGCAACAAGAGCTAAAAAACTGAAGAAAATGATGCATATGGTTAAAGTACCAGAGATGGACTTAAAATCATCATCTGGACCATCTGAATCATTTGGACTTCCTCCAGGTTTTCCTGGACTGATGGGCGGAGGCGGTGCCACCAATGTTCTAACTGAACAAGCAAAAGTTAGATCTGTGGGTGCTGTTCTTGGTGATGTATTTAATATTTTCAAGCGAAAAGAAATTGATCCTCAAACCATTTTGGAGGAAGGTGATTCTCAAACTATTTTGAATGGAGGTGACCTCTACCAAGATAATAGAGTTATGATGAGTCCTGGTCAGCAGAGATCTAGGAGAAACATGTCCATTTCTCAGAATCAAATTCAAAGAACTCCAATCGGACCACCAACAAAACCAAAACCTCAAGTTGAATTTTTACCATTGGGATCTGGTGGCGGTAATGTTGATGCATCAATACCACCAACTGAGAACCAGATACCACAATTTAGTGCATCAACTGCTGGTTCCAGTAGAAAATTACAGACACTGGGTATAGGATAACATGGCAAAGTTACTACCAGCAGTCTCTAGGGGAGGTGCCATTGCAAAAATTTCTCAACCAACAGCAGGTGGTTTTTCATCTCCACTTGCTGGTAGGTTTTTAGATACCAAAAAGAAAGTTATAACACTTGAGAGTTTATTTAAAGATAAAGCAAAAAATACAAAGGATAGTCAAAAACAAAAAGCAAAAATTGAAGAACGAGAGAGAAGAGATCAAAAAGAAACTAAGTTAGAAAAAAAACCAGATCAAAAAGAAGCAAAGAAAAAGTCAACTAAGATTCCAGGGTCTAGTTTTTTAGATAAGATTAAAAACTTTATTGGAAAGATAGTATTAGGATTCTTTGCAACTCGTTTGGTTGATATAGCAAATGGTGAGGCACTGTCCTTCCTTGGTCCAGTTGCTGCAGCAGGAGATTTCATTATTGATTTTGGAGGAAAGATATTTAATGGTCTGGTTACTTTTTTAGACAAATCATATGAAATGTATGATGGTCTAAAGAAGAATGTTAAAGATTTATTTGGAGATAATGGAGTAAAGCAATTAGAGGACTTCGCTTCTTCATTTAAAAAGGTTGCTAACTACACTCTGATCACAGCGATGGCATTCGCTGGGTTTGGGGAGACCGCTGCAGCTGCACAGAAAGCACTGATCAAAAAAGTTGCAAGACCAGTAGCAGCGGCAGCAGTAAAAGGAATAGCAAAATTTGTTGGAAAAGGTGCTGCAAAAATAGTTCTCAAGGGTCTCAAATTAGCATCTCCTGTCTTCAAAAAGATTCCAATCATTGGTCCTTTAGTTAATTTCTTAATTAGTTACTATGTTTTTAAAGAACCCATAGGTAAAGCAGCATTGAGAGCAGTGGGTTCTTCAATTTTTGGTGCTCTTGGTGCAGTCGCCGGATCTGTTGTTCCCGTAATAGGAACAGCGATTGGTGGACTTCTGGGTCAAGTTGGAGGAGACTTTGCAGGGGGATGGTTGTATGATACTTTCTTTGCCGGGAAGGATTCCTTCGCATCCGGTGATGAATCAGACCAGAGACCATCGCCAACATCAACTCAAGGAGTCACAGGGGCAGCTCCAGTTGCTGGTAATCTTCAAGGAACAAAAGAAGAGAAGTGGGCAGCAATCACTGCGATGGCAAAGAAAGCAGGAGCAAAATACCCAGAACTTGTAGCAGCACAGTTTG